ATAACTTAATTCTATGGATTTCGCAGCCTCTTCGATTGTTATAGGGGTAAAACTGCTCATCACTAGCGGTTCTTCAACTTTCTTATTCATTGTAACTCCTTTTCAATTGCCTTAATAGTTAGGCAGGGGTAAAGAAAACGCTCACCGTGTCCATCGTGGCAATCGGAACAATAAGAAACTTTCTTTCTTTGTTCTCCAAATTCTGTGCTTTCTTCCCAATCCCTTTTTGGCTTATGCAATTCCACTACTGCACGAAGGGCAGTCCAAGATGGAGTGCGGTTTGTGCCATCACCATAAAACTCTTCGTTTGCCGCGATTAGTTCTAGCAATTCATCGTAAGTCATTTTTGATTCATGTACTTTGATTGCTTTAGCAGGTGGAAGTGAGCCTGTTTGTCCACTTGCGTTTCCTCGCCTAATTACTAATTCATCGTGTGTCATTGAACGCCTCGCGCTTCATCATTCCGGCCACAGCCCTCTCTCTACAAGGAGAGCAATGATGCTATAGTTTGCCATGTCTTTGAACGAGTCGGCTAGTGGTTCATTCTTCGCCTCCGATTTAGAGTCAATGAGATGATTGATGCGTGCAAACTTGTCCCACATTCTAACTCGTAGTCCATTGAGCGGGCCACCGGGACTTTGAGATATGTTCTTTGGGCCGTAATCATGGTGCTTTTGTATGAGCAAAGTCTCAAGCTCTTCAAAGATTGCATGTACGTCCTTTTCAAACGTGCTATTCATCTAGCACATCCAGTGCAGGCTCAAGCATTTCTGGGTCAAACTCAGCCATCAAGAGAAGGGAGTAGGCTTCGCTTGCTAACTCGCGTACGCGCTTGACGTTGCCTGCTAGGTCATAGAAGTTACGTAGCAACGAGCCCAATGCAATTGCTGTGCCATCTGTTAAGATGTAGTGAGGATCAAATGCTTCATCACCATCACCAAGAAGGTGATCCGCTTCTTCAAATGAATTAATAAATCGCTCACCGCAAAATGTGCATTGTTTTTCAATTGTTTCAACAGTAGCAGCACCAATGGCGCTGGGCATGTCCTCATACTTAGTCATTCAGTCCTGCTTTCTCTAGTAGGTATTCTTTCCCATATTTTACATAACAACTATTTACGTCTTCTCCGTCAGGAAGTCCGACGATGGTGACGGGTAGATCTTTCGAGAGACCTTTAGCAAACTCAAGTCCTGGTTGATCTCCGTCTGCAAAGATGAAGACTCGCTCGAAGTCTTGGAGGAGTCTGGTGTAGTGTGGCTTCCACGAGTTCGCTCCAGGGACACCCACACTCGGTATGCCCACAGACTTAGAAAGAGTAATGGTATCCAGTTCACCTTCACACAATCCAATCCAATCGCCTGCGCGATCAATATCTTTTACATTATAAAGTTTTGTTATAGCGCCAGTCATTCCCATGTACTTTGGTTCCACCGCTGGATTAAGAGAGCGAAAGCGTATATCAACAACGCCGGTTTTAGTAATGTACGGAATCGCCAAGCGACCTTGGAATGCTTCATGTCCAACCTCAGGATGCTCTACTACGCCTAATCGAGCCGACAAGGCTACCTCCCTTGTTATTCCCCGACTTCGTAGGTAGTCCGCGGCCGTATCTATGCTCGCTTCGTACTTCGCCGTCGCACGCTCCAGCAATTCTCTCTGCGAATGTCCTTGCTTCATTGAGCGTTATTCCTTCCTGTTTCGCTATAAGTTGTAATGAATTTCCACCGACACCACACGTGAAGCAATTGAATAAATTTCTACGAAAATCGATTCCTGCGCTGGCATGCCTGTCATCATGGAAAGGGCATCTGATACTGCCCGACCCAGAGCTTCGAGTTGTTCTCGCCCCATAATGAATGAGGACTGCTCCGATATTTGGTAAGTCATCGTTGCTTCTCACAGTATGTCTCCAAGTCTAATGACAACATATGAATCCTCTATTCCTTTGCCTCTTGCTTTGATGAGCGCCACTCCAAGTGTGCCTGTATGTAGACCTCTCGCATCAGCGTAGTGACCGCGTTCAGTGCTCGCTTCTCTAAGCCATCCAGAAAGGTCAATACTTCCATCTCGTCCCGGTGCTTTACACTCGACAACCACGTGGTCAAATCCGAGCCAGCCCCGTACGATAACGTCACCTTCATCTTTGGCTCCCGTACGGGCCAATCGCTCGGCCTCGTACCCCGAAGTTCGGAACGTATCTTTAGTGTCTGTTTCAAACTTTGCCCCTCTCGCTTTATGACTTGCTCTTGTTGTCATGTCACATCCAACAGATTAGTAGGAAAATAAGAATTAGTCCTTCAATCATTCGACTGTCTCCTTTTCCTTTTCTAGGTCTTCCTTATTAAGTGCATCAATATCTGCTAGTGTTGCACCGTTGATAATCTTTATAGCAATCTTGTATGCCATGCGGGCATCAAAGTTGGTCTCTTTCTTGAGACGACCTTGAACCAGTGTTGCTAAGTTCTTGCGCATTACTTTTTCAGACTCCACAAAAATCTCTTGGAATGCTTCAAAGCTTGCGATTTGTTTGTCTGCTTTCTTGCGATTACTCATTGTTTCTCCTATGCATTCTCTGGGATATCATCTACGTAGCAGTATTCACCAGAGAAGGCGAGCCACGTCATTACGGAAGTTCCATTTGCGTCAGCCTTGCCATAGCGGTTTTTCACAACCGCACAGGCAAGTGACGTACCAACTAACCCAAGGGTAAGGATTAGTGCCGGTAGCTGTGCTACCTTTCCCTGTAGTGCTGAGCGCGGCTGACAAGGTGTACCCACTACTCCTTCACTTGTATGGTGAAGAACTAACACCGCAGCATTTGTCGCTCTTGCTAGGTACTTGAGTTCCTTCATTATTGCACGCATTGAAGCAAACTCTTCGCCACCATCGGTGGCTACATCCATTAGATTGTCAACAATAATCAACTCTGGGGACTGACCCCACAACTCTTCAAATGCCTTGACTTCTTCGGCAATGTCCTCTAGAGTTGGACTAGATTCAAACGACCACACAATGTGTGAACCACGAGAAAGGACTGCGCGTGTCCAACCGAGGTCTGTTGTAAGAAGGCGCTCCACATCTCCTTGACTCTTACCAGATATCATAGATGCCAATCGCATTGCCATTGTGTGTGCATTTGTATCAGCAGAGATATAGAGAGTTGGAACGCCTGTCTTAAGGGCTATTGCTAGCGCAAGCATAGACTTACCTGCGCCTGGGACTGCTGCAACCATTGTTAATTCAGAACGCCTAACAGCAATCTGTGTGTTCTCAAACGCTTTGAAAGGGACTGGTAGGGGCTCACCACCGATGGATGCCTTGCCGACTGATCGTGCTAGCGTTCTCATCTTACCCCTTCCTGATTAGTTAGAACATCGGTTGATCGATTAGTTGACCGGCTTGCACTGCTCCGGGCCTTGCGGTAGTGGGCAGACCCACATCGCGTAAGGCCTGCCCGTTACCTTGGATATGCCCGACTTGTGTATTCTTGCTCCGTGAGGACAAGTTGGACCCGAGGTAACGGATGCTGGTGGAGCCGACGCCGGAAAGAAGCCTTGCGTTGGCGTCGTGCCTACGGTTGAACTCGGTGTCGCCAAAGGGGCTGCATTAAATGCGCTCGCAATCTTTGCTTGCGTCGCTGCAATCTGGGTGGCGTAGTCACCAATAGATTCAAGGTTTACAGATAGTTCATCTGCTGTGTTGCCTCGAATGTTAATGAGATCACCGGCTGGTGTCTTATAGGATACTTGCAACTTCCAGTCGTCATTAACCATTGTTAACTCCTTCGCTTGCTACTAGGTGTTCAAAGATTCCTTCTGCTCCTGCTGGTGGTACCGGCGCTTCTTCGGCTGGTACATTCACAAAGCCAAGACGCTCACGCGCTTCTGCTGGTGTGATAAGTTTTAGTTGGAAAGCGCCTAGCACTTCCGTTGCTGTTAACTCCATGTTATCCTTCTTTCTTGGTTGAAAATGTACATTCCTTGCTAAAGCCACATAGTTTGCAACTCGACGCATTAGGCATAAAGATACCAGCTTTTCTGGCTTTGTCAAATTGATTCACTAAGTACTCAAGTTTTTCGTATGTATAATCGCTCAAGTCAACCCATTCGGACATGGTTGCTTTGCGTGCCATGTAAAAGTTACCAAACTTAATCTCTACACCATAAGCAATTTCAATTGCTATTTTGTAGAAACCAAGTTGTAGTGTGGATAGGTATTGCTCGCTAGAAGATGTCTTCAAGTCAATGATAACCAACTGACCATCAACATCAAAGATACGATCAATGCCAACCTTGATAGGTATATCTCCAATAGGTACTTCTAGTTCTAATTCTACGGCAGGTCGACCGTCAGGTGCCTGCCAGATTTTCCAGTTGGGGTTAGCCTTGCGCCAAGTGATGTAGTCTTCAACAAATGTAACGCCCTGCTTTTGCCACTGGGTGACATCTTCTTTGTTTGGGTTAGCCTTGGTGGCACGCCCCGACACCCGTGCATTCGTTAGGTCCTTATCTCCAACACAAACTTTCCAGGCTTCTTGCCATAATTCAGTTGCTAGGGCCACTGTAAACTCCAATATGCGTAATGCCTTTAATAGGCTTTTTGTCTTCATGCACTTCTGCTAGGTCAATCTTATAAATGCTACCATGAATAGTAACGGTTGCTGGTCTGCGTATGCCACCAGTTGGGTCTTCGCGGGTAATCATTTCCATTAGCAAGCCGTCTGCTGGCCCACCATAAAGTTCAAGGTTTTTCATCCGGCCACTTCTGCCAGATCGTACATTTCTGCTGCTAGGTGGAATGCCGAACCTCCGACAGACCAGACTGAATCTGCTTCGGGCGTCTTGAGCACTCGGCCTAGGTAGTACTGCCAACCACAGGCGAGATATGTTGAGATGGATGAGTAGCTAGCGTGTTCCGGTAGCGTATGTTCTTGGATTGTTATGGTCATGGCTGTATTATACACATTGAGGGTTTATTGTCAAATTGATTATTCGATTTGACAGATATAATTTATCTGCTATAATTTATATTAATTATATATAATGATATATAATAATACAACCGCCTTAAGCGGTTGTTATATATATAATATATTATAATATATATAAGTCAAATTGATCAAGGAGACTGTATGTTGCATAATTTTTTAATAGGAATGTCAATTGGGTGTTTTATTGCAGCAGTGTGGCTTCTGGGCTACAACTGGCGCGATCGATCAGCCCAAGCAGAGTGGGATATGCTCTATGAGCAGTACCTAAACTATCATGATCGCGCTCGCTTTGACAAGGGCGCTGCTTATGAGCGTGGTTGGCGTGAGGCACTAGCCGAAGAAGAACGCGAAGAGCGTGAGTTTGAAATGGAAGAGCAATGGGATGAAGTAGAAGCAGCCCTTGAAGCATGGAAAGAAGATGGCTCTATGACGCTCTCCATATACCCATTTGCCAACCGCCCGTGGGGTAGAGGCCAAGCGTAGAAAAGCAAAAAGACCCCCTGACCTAGGTGATTATACCTAAGCAGGGGGTTTCTTGTCTCTAAAGGGCCGTCTAGCCTCGATTTGGGTTATACTACGGTAATGCTACCAGCATTCTTTACGGGTACTTCTGGTGAATCAACGATTTTAACCCAGATAGTATAAGATCCAGCAGATAAACCGCTAACCATACAACCAACTTTTGTTCCTAGGGTTACCGCATCCACCCATGTTGTCGGGCGAACGCCCAGTTGGGTAATAGAGGTCGCGATGCCAGAAGTAATTGGGACGCTATCGCGGGTGATTGTAATAGGCTGAAACTCTACTGTCTCGCGCTCAAATGTGATACTCATAGTGTTGCTCCCCATATGTTGTTTTCGAGTGTAACTGACCAGGTGTTTTTAGCTTCTGCTGCTACTGACCAGATATTTGCATCTGCTGATGTTAGCCATAGCTGATACGGTAGATATGCTGTGTATGTGATAGCCCCGGAGTCGACCGAAGGGTTATATCTGAAGACTACCTGTGTTGCACCAAGTATACCAGCGGTAATTGTTGTGCCGTATGTTTTACGGCCGGTGTTTGTTGAAAGAATACCCAGACCAATAATGCTTGAATCAAGGCTTGCTTTTCTTGATGATGCTATTGATGTACTGCCGGTAAGTATTGCCGCGCTATTGGCAATTACAATTTTCAATCCATCTGTTGAAAAGACTAAAGTTCCTGCCATTGCACTTGTTGCAAAAAACTTTTTTACTGCATCTGAAGTAGCCGTCAATGTTCCAGAAGTGGAAGAAATACTTAACAACGATGTTTTAATTGCATCAGACGTAAGTGATCCGGAGCCAATAGTACTTGAACCATCATAGGATGTCTTAAGTGTATCTGTTGTTAACGTACCAATGCCAACAAAAGACGTATCCGTGTATATTGAATTGATTTGCGCAATAGTAAATTCAATGCTGGCAAGACCAGTAGTTGGGAAGTATAATGCATCCGGTGTGCCAGCGGTAATTGTTATGGACGCATTACCGGTTGTCTGGAGTAATTGAACAACAGCTGATGGGCTGATGTTTATTGATCCAGTTCCAGTAGTTGCTACATAGAGAACACCAAAGCCTGTTGCTGTTACATCTAGAGCGGCTGAACCTGTCTCGGCAAAGTTAAGATTTGGACTAGCTGATCCATTAATGCTTATAGATGCCGCACCTGTAGTTGGCAACGGTATTAAAATACCAAATACAAATGATTGGTTGAAAGTTGAAATAATACCCCCGTTGTTCGCCGAAGTCATAGACGAGGAAACGGTTGTGCTAGGGGTAGTAGCGATTTGAGTTATTAACGCTGCTTCGCGGGTTGGTTGTTGGATTTGGCTATTAAGATACCAACCAGTTCCAGGGAAAAGTCCTGTTGTTGCTATTGTATCTGTTGCGCCGAGAATAGATAAATAAAGGTCACCAGCGTTTGTTGAAGCAGGGGTAGTGTTCGTAGGAAAACTTGTGGTGCCTGTTGTCGCGGTAGGAGAAGAATACAACCCGTTTGAATTGGTCAAATAACCAGCAAAAAAAACTCTTTGGTTGCTTCCATTTGAAGATATGGTTATTTGTATAGTCGCACCTGTTGAAGGTGTTGTTCTAACCCACGCCCAACTTACATTTGTTCCGTAAACTATGCCAGAAGAAATGCTTGTCCAAGTTCCGCCAGCAGAATCTGTAATGGTGGCACCAGGTGTCGCCGCACTAGCACCGACAAAAGAGACGAAAAAATTTGTTCCCGACGGCGCAGTAACAGCAGGAATTTGATAAGAACTTAAAGTAGTTGTTGTAGTCGAAAGGGCTGTATATGTAACTATGTTTGTATTTAAATTAACTGAAGCACTTGCCGTGACTGAAATTGTTGCTGTTCCAGTAGTTGGAAAAATGTTTGAGTAAACTGCAAAAGCAATCGCTACGTTATTGGCGGCAACGTTCATCGCTGCGCCACTTATTGTTGTAGGTCCAGCAGCAGAAGTATCTGTCATGCCGGCACTTATCGCTGCCGTACCAGTTCCTCCTGTATTGCTAGAGTTAAAAACTCCCCAACCAGTAAGCGAAGTTGGCGCAGTAAAACTAGAGACTAACTGTTCTGAGCCAATAGCAAAAAACAATCTATCGTTTGCCGTCAATGTTGGCGAAGTAAAAGACCCAATCGAAGCGTTCGTTCCTATTAAGGAAGTATAAGTGGGGGCTATTGTTGTATCTATCCCAGAATAACCATAACCTCTGGCAACTTTTCCTGTTATTGCTGCTGAAAAAGAAATCGTAATTGTTACAGACCCGCTGGAATTGCTAGGAGCCGTTCTCCACCAAATTTGAGATAAAACACCCGTTCCTGAAGAAGTGGTTGAGGGCGCGCTAAAAATCGGTGTTATTGCAGTCCAAGTTCCGGACTGTGTGTCAGTTATGCTTGTGACAGTAGGTGTTTGATTTCCATTTGGATCCCAAGAAACATTTAAAATCGGAATTGTTGCAACAGAGAGACTTCCGGTTACTGAAAGGCTGGCTGAACTTGCGTTGGAAGTACCAGCAATAAGACTTGTTACTCTTACAATAGCCATTTTTTTACTCCTTCACAACTAGGGAGAACTCAACCATACAAAATAACATATTATTCTCCCTAGGATAGATGTGAAGTGATTTAAACTAAAGCTGTATTACGATGCTGTTACGGTAATTGCAGATGCTGCAATTGTAACGATACCTGCTGAGGAACCTGTTGTTACTGATGGGCTAAGCGCTCCACCAAACATGAAAGTACCACTAGATGCAGCTGACCATACACCAAAGTATGATGCAGTTGTTGATGCAGGCAGGTTGATCGATAGAGCGTTAGAATTTGTAATAAATCCACCACCTGCTGCGTTCCATGTTACTGCTACGCGAGCATATGTACCGCCGGTTACTTCGTTAGCACCGGTTGTAGATGTATCACCTGTGTGAAGCGAAACGTAAGCCCAGTTAGTTGTGGCAAGAGCTTGGTTCGCCTCGCTTGTCGAGATACGTGCCATTTATTTCTCCTTAAGTTACGCCGCTAGAGGTGTAAGGGATACACCAACGGATGTGAATTGTAGAATGTCCGTATTAACTACAGATTTAGGTACTGTAAGAGCTGAGCTCCACAAAAAATTTCCAGCTGAGGACGCATCCCAATAACTAACATGACTAATTGTTTCAGTGGTAGTCATTGTAAAAGATGGCGTATTTGATAGCGCAATAGCGCCAGCAGATGCTGCGCCGAAAGTAACAGCTTGGCGTGTTGTTACGGCAGATGCATTGTTGGTTCCTGCTGCGCCCGGGTCTCCAATATGGAGTTTGGCATAAACACCAGTAGGAGCAGTGAATGCTGTCCCACGTAGCATGTTTAACCAGTTGTTGGCAAGGTTAGTTGTCGAGAATCCGAGGGTCATTCTTGGTCTCCTTCTAGTGTGTTGGCTTTAATAACCGTTGCATCCGTTGTGAATTCAACAGTTAATTCTACTTTTTCGTTAGACAACTGGAGTCACCGTTACATTAGCGGTAGCCGTAGTTGTTTGTGTTGGTTCTGTTGTGGCTTGGGCATTGAAGCTTTCAAGAT